GCCCCTGCCCGCACGATAACTGTTCACGTTTTCGAGGCGCAGTCCGAAGGTCATGCAGGCTGTGGAACGCCGTACCTGCAAGGTCGGCCCGCTCACTTCCAGCAGACACGCCGATGATGCCCCCGGCGGCAGGGGAACAGCCATAAGCGACAAGCCGGCATTCAGCACCACGGGGGGCGCTGGTCCATGCGTCTGGCCGGTCAGGGCGAAAATACGAGCATCCCGGATTTCATCTCCACCCCGGTACATATAACCGAAGGCGTGCACTGGGCCTTCGTCTGGCAGCGCGGTATCATGCAGAGCGCATGCCACCAGGGAATTGCCATTGAAAACCTGATAAACAACTTTGCTGCCACTGCGTATAATTTGTACGGTGTAGACAATATTGATGCCGTTGGTCAGCCGTTCTTTTTTCTGTCCATGCTCGTATATGAAAATACCATCTACCTGGGCCAGTACACCATGTGCAAAGAATGACACGGTGCTGCCATAGGCGCTGGCCAGCGCCAATCCAACAAACACGCCCGACACACCTGTCGGAATTTTATATTCCACACCACTTTCCAAGGGTACCTGGCCGATAGAAATGGCGTAGGCGTTATTCCACCCGGCGTTGTATTGCCATTCGATCACGGTAGGCGTGGCAGGTTTGTACGGAACCGCCGGAATGGCAGGGTAGGGCGGAACCCAGGTCCGGCGCTCTATGTATATGGTTTTCTTCTCGATGTATTCAGGAGGAAAAAAGGGGGATGAATTGTTTTTTTCTTCCGCCGAATTCCCAACACCAGATCCACCGGTAACCTTCTCCCAACTGCCGTCTGGATATATATAGACCGTCACGGGCTCTCGAACTACAATCCAGTATCCCGGAGTCGCAGGCTGCCCAGGCCTACCTTGCACCATTGGCGTGCCCAGATGCACGATCGGTATCATGTCCTTGCGCAACACGCTCATGGCGTCACCTTTTACCGCGCGTATTCATTGTAATTTTCCCGGTAAAGAGTTTGCGGGACAGCCGCCGGGGGGGAAAGATACTCTTGAAGTAATTGCACATATTTGCCATTACCATACAAGGTGACAGCAAAACGCCGAAGCTCGTCCTCATCTTCGGCCGGGATAACTGATATCTTGGACAATGTGCATGCCGCAGGAGTGTTGTCGGCCACTGTCAACAGAAAACGTGGAGTGCCGTTCTCATCCAATTCCCTGACTACTGCCAGCAAAGCCACTCGTTCAGCCTGGATTGTTATTGGTCGAACATGCAGGATAACACTGCCCTTTGCCGCCCATTCTCCTAGTAACAGAGGTAACTGCGTCCATTGACCTTCTATAAAAGGCGTACCCACATACACGGCCAGGACATTGTGGCCCACATTGTCGCACACGCAGCAGTAGAGTCCGTTCCCAGCATAGGTGATTTCCGGGCGCACGCCTTTGTTGTCCCGTACCTCGGGCGGTATAAACAAGGCAACCCGTCGCATCCCGGTGGTTCCAATTTCCACGCCGCCATAAGCACGCGACCACGAGAAGACAGTGTCCGCTGAATGAAACATCACGCTGTCATGTGGCTGGCCGTCTGTAAAATTCGGCCATACGAAAATCTGGTGTAACAACTTTTCTGCTTTGCTCCAGTCGATAGCACCGCCGCCCAGAAAAAGATTTCCGCCGCTCATGTCATCCAGCGTCCCCATAAAAGCGTTATTAGAGACAGCAACAATGGATGTTCGCGCCAATGCTGCCTCCTCTGCCGCCACATCCATATCCTTGTTCAATGGGGGAAAGCGCAGAATAAAATAGAACAAGCGCCACTTATCATTTGCCTCATCTTTAAAGAATGGATCAACATATCCAAATCTCGAAGTCATCCTGAGTAGATGCACATAGAGAAATGATCCATCCTCTTGCATGAATCCATACGATCCCATTCCCAACCAGGCGCTGTGTTTATCCAAAAGTGCATGCATCCCTTTCGGACACACCGACTTCAATATCTCGCTATAGAGCGGGTAGGTGCGCAAATCCGCCCTGGAACGGATAGAATACAGGCATGCCAATATATTGCCGCCACTTTGCCCTGGTTGGTATTCATAATATGACCAATGAGAACGGACTGCCAGAAGAAGCCCGTTTCGCCACGGCGATTGGAATAGAGTGGATTCAGTAAAAAATGCCAGGCTGGCATGAACAATCTTGGATTGGCTTTGTTGCTGTCCGTTATGAGCGAACAAGAGCACAGCAGCTTCTGATATCTTCTGGCTAGTTGCTTCGTCAATTGAGATGAATTTATAACGTATTCTGCTGGAATATATCAATGCGACATCTTCAGAGTAGCCGACTGGCAACAATACTGCTTGTGGTTGTACGTATTTAGTATTTTGAGCTACAAAAGGAACCCATTGGCATGTATCCGCATTTTTCCGTACCAGTACCAAATCGGCAGTGGTACGCTCATTGTATCCACTAATACTTGCGCTTGCATCCTCTGCAAGAAAAGGCGCATCAAATCGATGCATTGCTTTGTTACTGACAAATCCTCCCATCCAGTATTCAGCAGCATAAATGCGTACAGATTTTTTCCCAAACGAGACAACGACAGCGCCCATAGGCGCAGCAATATGACGGGTGTTAACGCTTTCGTCCTGGTATTTGACTCGAAACAAAAAACCACCAACATACAGACACTTGGATTGAATACCCAATGTCTTGATTTTTTCCAGCAATTTGTCGGCGAACCATTTACGTTTCGCGCTGCGAACCCCGTCAACGATCAGACTCATGCAAATTCCCTGCAGTTCTTAAACCCTGTCCAAAAAATTGATTCCCCGGAGTCAGGCCAGAAAAGAATAGCAATAATATCAATATAAAGCCATTCCATAAAAAAGAACATAGAGACTTTTGATATCTTTGTAATATCTTCTGGAATTGGATCATGATTCAATAGCGGAGGATCATAATCATTTGCCTCTGTCCTGAACATATCATCAATCTTGAATATTGCCCTCGCTTGTTCTCCTGGCTCTAACTTAATTATTCCGTTACTATCTGGCTGTGGTTCTATAAAGAACTTCTTTACATCTGTTTCATCTGTCTCATTATTAGCACTTCCAACTGCATATTCATTATTGAGGTCATCTGCAAAAATTGCTTTAAACTTAAATACAGGCGATATACTTAAGCTTTCATTTAGTGATGCGGTGGGGCCAATCACAATCTCCACGCTTCCGTGCCGCATACCCTCAACCGGAGATGGTGAAATGTATACATACGGATCAGGTCCCGCGTAATAAATAGGAAATTCCGCCATATTAGCCCACCGGTATGCCGATATTGCATGAATCGCAGCGCTGCTCCTCGCCTGCCACCATCGTCACATTGCTGACCAGAAAATCGGCATTTACCGTGCCCACGCTACCTTGCATCCGCGCTAACAGCGGGTTCTCCTCGTCCGTATCATTTACGTCCCCGACCCGGAAAAAACTGGCCACCCCGTTGGCTACAATCGTTCCGCGCCACACCTCGTCACTGTCCTTTTTTATGATGCCCGAGACCGGCGTGCCATCCAGTTTCAGCCCCTGCCCGCCACCATCTTTGGAGAGTACACACAGCACCGTATGGGTTGTGCCCAGTGTCAGGGCCGCATTGGCGCTGGCCGGTTCAGGCCCGGAATAAATGCGGATAACCTTCCCGTCAAAACCAGCTTTGAGGCTGCCGGAAGCCATGAGGTGATTGGCTAAACCTGTTGAAATCTTGAACATAATTATCTCCTTACATACCTTTGATGATAATTGTGCTTGCGGCCAGGGCATTGTTCACGTCACCGGCTGCCAGTGTAATAGGGACAGCCAGCTCGCCAACAAACAGGGGGTTCCCGCCCGTAGCCGCATCCCACAGACTGAGATGGGTTACGGTGTAACCTGGTGATGCCGAGTTTACTGTCCATGACAGGGGGGCTGTGTTTTGTGTCCTGCCTCCAGATGCCGGGGCGAAACTTGTAGCCTGCCGGGTGTAATCTGTGTCCAGAGATGCGTCTACTTCGCTCGCCGATCCGTTTGCCCCCGGATCGGCCGTGTGCAACGCCACAAACACTCCTCCATCCAGGAGATGGTTTATCGCCTTGTGCAGAGAGTATTCCGTCAATGCCGACATAGCGCTTGCCCTCCCTTGTCAAACTGAAACAAATCCGAAACCGGCCGGCACCCGCAGGGATTCTCCCGGGGCAATAATCTTGACCGCGTTGAAAAGTGCAGCAGACAACAGCAACCCGGTGTTATCCCCCAGGGACGGGCTGGATGCGATAAAGGCGCCCCGCACCGTGGCCCCGCCGGTGAACATAAACACATTAGGATTGACCATTGTGCTGGTAGACCCATTCGCAGCCGGGGCGAAATTCAGGATTGGTCTACTGTTGCCATATGTGACCACTTCGCCGCAGTCTGTCAGGAATGACTGCATGGTATCCTCTGGCCGAGGCGTGCGGGCCGCGCCAAAAAGCCCCAGATACCAGGCGGCAAAAGCGCTCACTCCCAGCAGAGACGTCCCCAGAATGTAGTTACAACCCACAGTGGGAATGATGTTGTGCACCTGTTCTACTGAAATTGTTCGGCCATCCCTGTCCAAATGCTCCACCGTGTAGATGAAGCCTGGCCGCGCCAATTCTTTCATATTGTCTTCCTCCTGATGATTTCTGCGTCCATCCATGATCTTATCGCGCCAACACCCATTTGAGGTTGATGCAGCGCCGCCAGATATTTCCGTCCTCCGTCCCGCTCCATAAACAAGCCGGCACCGGTGGCCGCGATATCCGGCGCAACGTGGGGCTCCTGGACGTTCTTGGCCTCGCCACCGTATGCCAGAATAGCGCCGCGCGGTGACTGCCACATCACCCGGCCATCCGGCAGTCGGGCGCTGGTGCCGGCGATTGCGCCATAAGAAAAAACTTGGTTGATCTGAAAACCACCTGCCTCGTCAGCATCCGGCGCTCCGGCGTAAAACCAGGTAGCTGTCCCGGCTGCAAACCAGATGCCGCCGGCCACCGGCTCCATCAGGCTGACATCATCTGGAAACAGCAGATAATTTGTCGCCCGCCGGAATCGTTCCGGAGAAAAAGGTTCCGAGTACCAAACGGTTTTTTTATCAGCCACGTAAACTCTGCCAGCGTAGGGCCGAATAATATTGCCTGCCGGAGGACTGGTGATACCGGTTGTCGTCAGCACTTGGCCGCCCTCATAACTGTTATCCGCCACCAGGTAATTGCTGCCGTCTGTCCTGTCGGTCACATGAAAAAGAACGGCCCCGTCCGCTGTGCTCAAATACAATCTGATGCGGCCGGCAGGCAGCCCGACAAAAAGGATGCCGCCAGGTTCATGCAGTCGAATCGTGGTCAGTCTGGAAGGCTGGTGCTCTTGCCCATCGTCCGCCACAAATGCGAGCGCCGCCACATAAAGCCCTGGCAGCAGCATGCCTGTGGTTGTGGCCAGAATGGGTGGTACAGGCGCTTCCTGCCCCCAGGGGAACAACTCGCCGCGCACCAGTTTTTTTGTGACCACGCCATCGCTCAGGTATAGCACGCCGTTCCAGAAGCAGTGCGCGACCGGCCCGCGCACACCTGGCCACACAAGGGTTGTCGTGTAATCCGCGTGTAATTGTTTGAGGTTGCCTGCTTCCACAAAAAAAGCACCAGCTTCGCAGGCAAAGCCAGAGTGAATATCAAGCCCGCTGTACACCCGCGTAAAACCTGGCCGGCGTCGCAGACGGCCAAGATTGTCAATGTCCGTATTCACCACATTGCGGGCAGTGCCTTCCGGCATGGTATGCTCTGCCGCCCGGTTATCCATACCCGCGGGAATAGGTCCGATCTGACGTAAAGATGTTTCTGCGCCAAGCATGGCGGTCACCACAGTTTATTGGCGTGAGGCTGGTTGGCCCGCTGAAAGCGCCGCTTTCGCGCATCGATCCCGCGCCCGAAATAGCTTTCAAACCGGTCGTGATACAATGCGGCAAGCTGCTGGTTCTGGCCATCAGCGTCTGGAATGGAGTAGGACCGGAAAAGCGCCCAGGAAACCAGATTGCGCTGGTGTTGCTCAGCGATTTCCGGATCGCCGCCCAAGGTAAAATCTTCAACCGGAAGACGATATGTTTCCAGACGAAGCTGCCCATCGACAGATGGAGGCGGGGCCAGAGTTACACTGCAATCGCCATCATGGATGAGGGCGTTGGGTACACCTCTTTGACTGCGCCATTCCCGTGTCTGACGCCAATCCAATTCGCGGCGATCAAGGATAGCCAAGTGTAAAGGCGCGCCAACACCAAGCTGCACAAAAAAGGCATTTTGAATATCAATAATCTTGGGATGTATTGCATACCTTGCCTGTCCAGCTTTTACATCCAGCCGGGTTACTGCGGGCGTGCTGTCGTCAAACAAAAGTCTGGCCCTGTCACAGGCCTCACGCTCACCTTCGTTGAGCTGTTCCAGTATCCAGTCATCTGACCAGAGGTAAGGGACTACCCGGTCCCGTGCCAGCTCTCGAAAGCAGTTGATCAGCTCTTGCCCGGTCATGGAATATCAATAGCTCCTACAACACACCATACTGGTCTATAAGCTGGATAGCCTGCAGCTTCAATTTATCCAGTGGTGTGCGTTTTGATAGATTCTGCCCATAGTGGAGCCTGCACCAATCGATAATTGAATCCTTCTCGGTCATCGCATTGATGGCATCACGCATGTCCTGCTCGGATTCGTTTTCATCCTTTTTTTCTGTCAGAATCTCCACGCGTTCTAAATCAGGCGCTTCAACAACCAGTTGATCATCCTCGATCAGGATATCCGGTTTCCCGGCTGCGACATTCTCTTCGAATACGTCGCTGTGTTGCAGCAATCTGGGAGCAATGGATTCGGGAATATCCTTGGTCTGCTCAGGCGTCCAATCGCCGGTATGATATAGGGTGTCGCAATGTGGATTGCGGCTACCTTTGTATTTTATCAGCATGTTGCCTCCTCTGAAGCGGCAGCATGGGGCCAGGGATTCCCCAGCCCCATGTGATTTGTTTTATTTACCGTCATTGATCCCCGTCAGAACCACCGACACGCGGCCTGCGCCAGTCGGCGCCGTACTGACGACACCAACCAGCCAGGCATCTTTCGGCAGACCGCCAGCCATCCCATCGGCGACAGCGGAAATGTCGGCGTTCTGCGGCAGCGCCGGATCGTCAACCCCGTCGCAGTACTCGAAACCAATCTCGAGCACCAGCGCGGCGGGTTTCTTGATCTCATAGACCTTCTGGGTCAGCAGCTTGAAACCGGCTGGGATTTTCCCCAGCACCAGCTTGTCGCTATTTGCCAGCGCGGTTTTGCCTGCGCCCTCCACCCACTGTTTGTTGGCTCCAATGGTAATCGGGTATTCGAGCGCCGACACATTGCCGGCAGGCGACGTTCCTGGATGCACCGGAGCGCTAACTCTAAAAATAGTTGCCATATCGTTATTCCTCCAAAGGGGGCAGCCAATTGCCCCCTCACTTATTGTTGAATGGTGGTTAGCTGATCTTGACGGCGGTATCGATCGCCATGATGCCATAGTCGGTGGGCTCTTTGCCGCCCGTCCCATGATCTATTTCAAAGCGCACCTTGCTTTTGCCGCCGATCTCCCCAACCAGGACCTCCAGCTTGTCATCATGATCCAGCTTCTTTTCGCTCCAGAAATACGGAGTGCCTGCGCTGGCCTTGCCATACGCCTCCCCAAGCGCCTGACCGCCAAGCAGGATGGCGCGATCCACGGCAAATCCAGCCGCGCCAAATGCCGCCGGCACAAGGTCGGTTGTAGTCTCAGCAGTGCTGTTGGCGTTTGCGCAGTAGGCTACAGGATCGCCTGCGTAGAAGCGGATCGGCTTGGGCATTTTGACAATCAGAATGCCGTTCCACAGGCCGGCCTCACCCATGAACAGGGGATTGCCCTTGGCAAGCTGCGCTCTGGCCATAGCGTTGGCCTGCAGGCTGCGGAAATTGGTGGATTGCAGGATGCTCTTGTACTGATCGGGCGAGACCAGGAGCACGCGCAGCGGTGCATCGTATGCGGCTTCGTCCCCTTTAAAAATAACAGGGGCTGGAGGCAGCGGCATACTGTCCAGCTTGGCCCGGACCGAATCGATAACATCGGTTGTCATCAGGTCGGTGGTCTGAACTTTGATCTCGTTACCAGCGGCAGTAACCGGGGCAATCGCTCCGGCCACTGCGACAAAATGCCGGTTACGGGTCGGGGCCTTGATGGGGTTGACGCAAATTTCGCCGAAATCAGGATCACTGGCCAGCGGCACAACCCACTCGATGTCGTTGGCAAATCCACGCGCCCCCGCCATATGCACCAGCGCCAACTGGTCTTCCAGCCTGGTCATGTAGTTCTGCCCCAGGGCGCGAGCCAGCGCCCGCAACTGATGCGGCGTTCGCTGCTGAGTCATGCGTCCGCCAGCGGAAATAGGCTTGCGCGTCTGGTTGATGCGCAGCTTGTCCTGCGCAAACGACATGCTCTCGCCATGGCCCTCGGCCATGCGTTCACCCATAATGGGCTTGCCGCCCAACGGGTTGACCAGGTCAAACGTCACCTCATCGCCTGCGGTTTTGCTCAAATCCATGCAGCGCACAATGGGATATTCGGAGCTGCTCTGGAATCGAAGGGTGCTCTCGGCGTCAGCCTGTTTCGGGAATTTTCCCACAAGCCGGCCCAGGGTGGTCGGGCGCTGCATGCAGGCCGCGAAAAGCGCCACACTCTGCAACTGCACCGCCTGCGGATCGCCGTAATTAATAACGGTCTTTGGCATAATTTTACCTCGTTATTTTAACGTGTTATCATTGTGGCCGGGGTTAAACCATCCCTGCCAGTTCGTTCAATTTGTCCAGCGGCATGTCCAATGCCCTGTGAATTTGCGTCGCCTTCCCCAGGGCCAGAAAACCCTCCGGAGTGAGCGCCGATTTGGCCGCCTCGCCACCAGGCACATCCGTGAGACTGGCAGGGCTGGCAGCCGTTTTTTGTTCCGGCTTGACTGTCGCCGGTTTTCCCTGTTGCTGCAGTTTTTGCTTGTCCATGCCTGTGGCTCGCTTGTAGGTGTCGAACATCTCGATAACCTGGCCAGTGGATCCCTGCTGCAACACCGCTTGATACGCCTCCTGCGCGAAACTCGGCTGCGCCTTGACCCATGCGGCAAACGCATCGCTTTCCACGATGGTTTGCGCATCAGGATGCGCCTGCTCAATGGCCGCATAGTGCGCTGCCATTTGCCGTTCCGCCTCGCTTTGCTGAATAGGGGCCAGCACCCGCTTCAGGTCACCAAGCCGGTGGCCCAGTGTCGCTTCAAGCTGGCGCTCAAACCTGGCCTGCAGAAATTTTTCCTGCTTGTCCAGGACATCCTGCAATTCGGGAAAATCGCCGGACAGCGCCGCACGCGCTTCCTCATATTCAGCCCTCGCCGGATCATCGCCCGGCTGCTCATCCGCCTCCACTGATTGCCCGGACTGCTGCTCATCGCTCTCAGGCTTCGCTGCCGCAGAATTCTTCATGCTTTCCATCTCCTGCATGAGTCGCTCGTTCTCGGCCTTCAGCGTTTTTACGCTTTCCCGGGCTTCCACCAGTTTCGCGTACGGGATGACGTTTTTCCCGTCTTTGGCCATAATGACGGGCTCTTCCTCAACATCTCCCGGTTTGCCATCTCCTGCCGGTTCAGTTTCGGAATGCATCCCATCCTGTTCAGCCCCGGCCGTCCCGTTCCCGGCCGGTTCCTCGTTCCGCGCAGGCGGCGAATCCGCGCTATTATCGCCAGAAATCTGCTCCTGCTGCCCTGGTTGCGGATTCACCGTGTCTTCACCACCGCCAACCAGGAGACGGGCAACATCCTCGGTGTTCAAAGGCTGCCCATCTTCGGCATGCTGCTCGTAATACTCGTTCAATTCCTGCTCGTTCATTTCTGCTTCTCCCTGTCCGTATCGCTGGACCGCATTAGGGGTTTATTTGTTCGCCGCCGCCCTCAATGCCGGCATTCATGCCGGCATCAGGCCCCGGACTATCAACGTATTGTGGTGCTGGCGGCTGGATTGTCTGAGGGTTTGCGCGTGGCGGAAACATCGGTGACGTATTCCGCTCCACTCCACCAATCGTATTCGGATACGCCTGCTGCGCTGCTGCCGGGAACTGGCTGTTGGCCTGCGGCGCCGCGACAATGGGAGGCTGGTCCTGATCCTGGAATCCTGCCGACTGCAGAATCTGATCTGCAATGCCTGACACACCGGGAACGCTGGCGATCTGCATTCCAGCCTGGGTCGCGGAATAGATGCTCTCAATGCTCTTGGCCACGGTCTCGGCAACCAGCTTTTTGATCTGCGCCTCGCTCTGCTGCTCCTTGATTGCCAGCTCGCGCATTTTCAACTCGATGCCGCGCCTGTTGACCTCGTCATCAATCCGCTGCTGGATTTCCTCTTCGCTCGGCAGGTGAGCGATCTGCTTGATTGTCTCCAGCAGTTCCGCCTTGTTGGGGATATCCATCAGCGACACCAGATTCGGTAGCACCCCGCGCTGGAATTCGGGCGGCATAGCCTTGAACGCCTCGGAGAAGCTGGCCAGTTGTTGCGCCCTGAATGAGGGGGTGCTGGGAACGTCTTCGAGTGTGACCTTCATTTTGGCGAGCTGCACAGCATTATCCAGCCGCTCGATTTCGCCAAAATCATCAAGCATCGGCTTGTTGAGGATGATTTCCCGGTCCTCCTTAACCAGGGTGCCGGGGATAACCACTCGCTCCTGACTCTGTGTGTCCTGAATGATCATGGACAACAGGATGTCCCCAACCAGCATCCTCGATGCCTTAAAATTATCCAGCAGATCGGTGACGGTCTGCGTGCTCTGCTCAATCAGGCTGTTGACTGCCATACCTGATTGATTGTTGCCACTCGCCCTGCCGGCGAAGCTGTCGGTTATCCCGGATACCCGACGGATCCCTTCACGGGCGTCCTGCAGTCGCTGGAACTGCTGCTGGCTCAGCTCGAAATTCCGCTGAAACTCGAATTTCGCGCCAGGCTGGCCAGCCATGGCGGGGTCAAGAATGATATCGGCATCAGGGCGGGCGGCCATTTCTCGGAACTCCTGGTCATCCATCATGACGATTCCGTCTGTCCTGATGGTAGCCCGCGCAGCCAGCAGCCAATGCATCTTGCTGATACGCGCGTTGACCTCATCCTGCAGGAAAATCATGCCGCGTATCAGTCCATATGGAACACCGGTGCGGTCCTCTCTGAATCCCCAGAATGGAACGTAAGGAAAATACTGGTGTTTGTATGGGCTTGGCTCATCGCTGATGAGGTACGGACCACACCACCAGGCAATGCGCACCCGAGATGTTGAGATATCTTCCAGTGTGGCGCCTTGCTTCAGCGCTATGCCGTGCATGATGCTGGCCTGGTCATATTCCTCGACCCGGCCATCTGGCGTTCTGATCACCGTTATATTGTCGGGCTTGCGGTACCAGCACTCGTAGATACACACCCGGTGACGCTCGACATCGCGCCACTCCTGCTCCTCGATACTCCAGCCACGGCCAGCGACATCGTTCCATGCATTGGTCAGGCCGGTCATCGCGCCGCCGTCACTCATCAGGCCCAGGTCAAGATCACTGCCCCAATGAGCCATGCCGCAGCTTTCAAAGAAATCGCGATGCTGTGGCCACATAGAAGCGGCAATATCGGTATCGATCCATTTCCGGCGAATCAGAAACCGTGCGTCCGACAGGTCGAATTCCCTGGCGGTCCAGTCCCAGAATATTTCGTTTCGGTGGATTGCCCGACAACGATAGCCGAAGTGAAATGGATTCTTGTCCCTGGTCACCTCAACCCAACCAAGGCCAACGCAGCATTGCGCCCTGAATGCATCGGAACACGCGGCATCCGCGTGACTGTGGCGTTCCGCCCGATTCAGCTTATGATTCAACGCCTCGGCAACCAGGTCATCATCCGCGTCATCATCAGGGACAACCTTGAAATCTGACCGCTGCTTAATTTCCAGCCCAAGCAGTGAGTCTATTGTGTTTTTGATGAGTGGCTCTATTGCCGGAGGAATGCCCAGATCTTTTTGACGTCGCAATATATCTGCATCGAGCTGGTTGCCGTCATAGTAGTCGGCCTCTTTGTCCGCAACAGACCGCCATGGTGGCTGCTGCTGTATCTCCTGCAGCCAGCGCGAGAAAACAGAAACATCTATGTGCTTGCTCCTGGCTTCCATCAGCAGAGCCTCCAGTCAGATGCAGGAACCCTTGCATGCCTCATCTGGCGAGCCTTACCAGCCCTACGAGCCGATTCCACTGCATATCTGATTGAATCGATGCAGTGGTTGTTTTTGTCGGCAAGTATATTGGTTACTTCATCAGTGAGCGGATCGGTCTTGTACCTATAGTTGCTCAGCTCATCAATTGTGTGGCGACAACGCGGGTGCACAACAATATCGAATGACTGCATGAATTGAATGCCTTCCTCGATACTGTTTTTCCCTTTCAAGGATGCCCTGATTTTTGGATATCCATGCAGCTGCAGATGGGAGATGACTTCAGGTCTGGCGCTATCGGCTGTGATCCACCAATTATGAGCCTCCGGAATTGTGTCAAACAGCTCGCCAAGCTGCATTACCTCGCAGCCAACCAGCCACGCCTCATAATCGATGTACAGCCTGCTCCCATCAATGGAGCATCGCACCAGGACGCTGGGGTCAACGGAGAAGCCCCAGTCGGCCCCGAAATGGTAAATTGTGCCGGCTGGGCGCTCGAATTCTTCCACAGACCAGTTTTTGAAAACCCGCGCTTCGCTGTGCTTTTGGTATTCGCCCAGCCAGGTATGGGCGAATTTGTCAGGATCGCGCCGCTGGTCATAGGCCAGCTCGGCCCGCATCTCCTCCGGCAGCCATGGATTGTCCAGGTAATTCGCCCGAACCACAACGCTGTCCGCAGGCGGCACAGGGCCGCGCAGAAGCTTGTCCACAGGATCGTCCGGTGCATCCGGGTTCCACGAAAACCATATCTGGCTGCCGTCTTTCCGGATGGTAGGGCGGAGGATATCCAGGCTCTTCTGACTGAACTGCTGGGCCTCCTCGCACCAGGCAATATCGAATCCCTCCAGAGACTTGATACTGTCCGGAAACTGCATGCCTTCAAAGATGATGACGCCGCCGCGTTTCGACAGAATCCGCCGATCCTGCACCTCGAAATAATCGCCAGCGTTCATGTGCCTTATGGTTTTTTCTAGCAGCTTCTTGACCGAAAATTCCAGGGACTTCAGCGTTTCGCGCAGGCAAACACAATCGCATTTCCTGGAGATCGCCTCCTCAATCATCAGGGAAGCGAAAAAAAACGACTTCCCGCTTGCCCGCCCACCATACGCGCCCTTGTAGCGTGCAGGCTCCAGCAGGGGCCTGAATACGCGAGCGGTTTCAATGTTGAGCGTTGTTGGGGCGGTCATTGTTGCTCTTTACTCTTTCGGGTCTACAATGGTGCGGGTGATATGCTTAATTTCCATACGGCCGCTGACATTAACCTCCTGCTCCTGCTTGTCCAACCAGCCAAAATTCTTGAGCGCAAACTGTGTTCCAGGTCTGCCAAACTGCTTCAGGTCAATCTCGTATCCGTTTTCAATTTTCAGCTTTGCTCGCGTAATAGCGTTAGAAAATTGTTCTTTTCCTTGATAATCGCAGAGGACATTGCGCGATGTATCAAGTGCCAGAGCCAGGCCGGTAATTGTCCAACGGTTTTCAGGCGTTTCGGCAAAGTATGCATCAATTTTTTCCTGCAGTTGCTTGACGCTGCGAAATTTCAGCGGTCTTCCAGCTTTCTTTACCTGCTCCATAACCATTTCTCCTACTTCAGCCAGCGCGCTGTTATATCCAATAAAAAAGCCCCAGCCATTGCCTCCGCACCGCGGAAAAAATCCGTGATGTATGGCAATGGCCGGGGCTGTTGTATCCATCTCTGGCGAGCTTATCCGGCGCTCACGCCTATTACTATAATATAGTTTCTATAGATTACAAATACAAATCCTGTAGTTACCATAAACAAAAGCGCCAGTCACGCGAACGTCCAACCAAAAAACAGCGAGGGGGGTCAGATACGCCCTGGCTGAACGCAAACTAAAAAATACGCCAAAGACGCATTTTCTTCTTGCATATATACGTCGATGACGTATAATAGAGTCAAATGATGCGGGAACATTGGGGTTCCTGGAAAAAATGAAAAGCCCCGGTGGGGGCGGGAGGTAGCTATGAGTTATTGGGGGAAAACCCAGCCAAACTGGCTGGACGAGCAGGCCCTGCTGGACGGCCTGCAGGGCATTCTGGGCGGTGGCCAATTTTGGTCCACCGTCGAAGGGGGACCTGGTGGGCCGGTGGATGTCATCTGGGATTATCAGCGTGATGCGCTGGTTATCCCGGAGGATCTGGATGGGATCCGGGTCTGGGGAGACGGCGGTGGCCCTTACATATTTTTTTCTGGGGAGCTCGGAGACGACCGCGCCGAGCACCCCATGTGGGACGAGACACGCCGCCTGCTCGGTGAGTGGGAGGTCGTGTTCAAACCCGTTGCGGCACAACGGCAACAGGCAGATTAATTAATTTCAAGCCCCTGCCCATTATGGGTAGGGGCACAGGGGCAGGAGATTTTATGAAGGCAAAACTGGAAAATTTGACGACCGGAGAAATCGTGGAGGTGCATTCCACCACAGATTCCCCGGATTCCAGCTACGGGTTGGAGTGCTGGGTAGACGCCCAGGGCCGAAGCTATGGCCAGTGCCAGTTCATGGCCCCGTTCGGGTATCGCCTGGTCGAAATAACAGACGACCAGGATGAGGCATAATGATAGCAAAAAATCAGCAGAATTATGCTAGCCTCGTTCGCAAGGCAAGAAAGCGGACGGGGCTGAATACGACGAAGTTTGGCGCGCTCATTGGGGTGAGCGGCCGAACGATAGAAGGTTGGGAGCAGGGGCGCAGGAATCCAAGTAAGTCTGTGCTATTGCTCATAAAAATGATGATGGAGGATGAAAAAATGCTGACGATAAATAAATCCGGTGCTAGTAGCGTAGAATTCCCCGAAAAATTAATCTATGCAGACGATTACGGTGACCCATGCGTCTACAAAAATGTGGCCGAGCTGGTCCATTTATTGGCCGAGTTAAATGAGGCCAATCCGGGGGAGGGATGGGCAGAGGCGGTTGAAAATCCATCGTATGATGAGCTGGAGTTATTGCGTGTTGTTGATGGAGACGGCATTTACGCCAATGATCGCGGCGACACAATTCGTGTATTTGTACAGGTGGATGGTAGCTTAGCTCCGGCTAGACGGTGGAATGAAGAATCATAATCTGTTGGGCGTTATAAAAGCCATGTTCCCCGCCTCTGCGGGGCTTGCCGCTCTCCTATTCCTGGGGAGCGGCTTTTTTTTTGCATCTCGGCAGGGTCTCGCGCTCGTTGCCGGTTGTCTCGATCGCCATTGCCACGCCATCCAGGTAGTGCACATGGATGACAAAAGACCCGGTCTTGCGGTCGCGCGTGTAGCGCGCATGTTGCTGGCACACGCGCTCCAGTATCAGATCAATCCCGTTTTCCATTGTCATTACTGCTCCGGCTGGCCATCAACTGCGCCATCACCCTGATGCACATCGCCCCGGTCTGGGCCAGCTCTGTTTGCAGGTCCTCGATGCTGCCGCCGTGGTAGCAGAGATTGTTGGCAGCGCGGATCGCCTCCCCGGCTTCCTCTGCCATGATTGCCGCCATGCGGACAGGGTCGTCCGGAAATTCAGGATGCTTCTTTTTAGCCTTTTCCAGCTCGGCTATTATTAATGTAACAGATGATTTTTCCTCTGCTGTAACCATGGTTTCCATTAAAAAGTAAAGATTAATCCTCTACCTGAGCTCTTGCCAACTCTCGAATGGTGTCGAGAATAGGCCTTGCTCCAAGTGTTGTAAGAACTTCGAAACAACGTAATATGAGTGCAATCGTTTCCTCATATGTTTTCTTTGTAGGTTTGTTTTTCCACTCCTTAATAACCATGCTATGTTCCCGGTAGTCACCTTTATTACGCACCGCTATAATCACCCAATCACTATATGGCTTTCTCTCTTTAAGAATAAGTCTGATATTATCCATGCCACTCCTCATTTTGTTTCAACTCCCGGAGCCACTGGGCGGCAAACGGGTCGATTTCGTTGTAGTAGGCTGCCATCAAAACACCTGGCAATTCCCGCTCTCATCAGAATGGCATATCATCGTCATACCCGGGTGGGTTGTTGCGCTGCCCAGCTGCGGGCATCATCGACTGCTGGCGCGGCTGGGACTGGTGCTGGTAGTCATTGCCACCGGATCCACTGCCGCCGCTGGTATTTCTGGAATCCAGCATCTTCATCTCGCGGGCCACGATCTCTGTGGTGTGGCGTTCATTACCATTTTGATCTTGAAATTTACGTGTTTGTAATTTCCCTTCGATATAAACGCGGCTGCCCTTGCGCAGGTACTGACCGCAGATTTCCGCCAGCTTGCCCCAGGCCACAATACGGTGCCACTCGGTCTGTTCCTGGGTCTGGCCATCCTGGCCTTTCCATCGTTCGGTGGTGGCCATGCGGAAGCTGGCCATCTGGGTTCCGCTCTGGGTGTAACGCAGCTCGGGATCGACTCCCAGGTTGCCGATCAGAATCACCAAATTTTTCATCTCATTGTTTCTCCGTTGTTTTTTAGATTATGCTTCTAAAACGCTCTTATTTAGCCCTAGAATCGATTTTTAAACCAGCGCATCAAATCCTACTGGCTGCCACTTAAAAATTGATTACAGGCTATTCTGGGCTCGTTTTTAGGGTATTTACTGTTGGCGTCCACGCTACTCCCTGGCGATTGCCGAAAATGCCTGCTCCACCCCGTCTGCCGAAAGCTCGCCCCTGCACCAGGCGGTGAGCGCCTGGAACCGGCGCATGTTGCGATCGATCTCCTCCGGCGTCAGCGGCTGGTCTGAGCCGTCGCTGAGCTGAGGCACAGCTCTGGGCCCGGATCGCTCCTCCCGGATCAGCTCCAGGAATCGGCCGGAGTTTGGGATGTAGCCGTTCGCCTCCCTGCGCACCCTGCGGTAGGCGCGCTCAAACTCGGCTGGCGTCACGTCCTCGTCCTCGAAATCCTCGGTGAACTCCATGGCCAGCAACGAGATGTTGTCACTGGACAGGCCCCGCCCCGATCTGAGGTTGAGCATGGTCAGCGCGTCCCGCACCGTCTCCACTGTCACCGTTTCCGCTTTCATCCTTCACCCCCCGTTCTCGCAATTTTTTGGCCAGCAACCGTTTGGCCTCCATGTCCTGCTGGATCGTGATGGCATCCCGCACCGTACGTGGCACCGGATAGCCGTCTGGCATTTGCCGTTGCCCGGCGGGCGGTATGTGCGGCTGGCCCCGTGCCCTGTCCTGCTGTTTGGCCAACCAGCCGGTGATGTGCCGGCGAATGCCGGCGCGGGTTTTGCGTCGTGCCGGGTTGTCACGGCTCCACTGCAGGCAGTGCCGCAGCTCCTGAAGCACATCCACGCCGGGGAACGATTCCTGCCACTCGTCGATGTCGGACTGGGTGACGGGGAACGTCTCGCCCCTTTTCGCCAGCGGGAAGGCCAAGATCGCCGGTTCGGGCTGATCGATGATTTCCGGTTTTGGTTTTGGCTCCACTTGCTGCGGGCCGGATGCTCCCGGCGGGAGCTCCGGGCAAGAGGATTCTGAACGAAGTGAAGAATCCGATACTTCTTTTGGAGATGGAGATGGAGATGGAGATGGAGATGGAGATGGAGCATTGCTCTTAGCATCAGTTAGCATATGCTCATTTATGCTAGTAGCATTGCTACTTGCATCGTTTAGCATATGCCCGTCCGCGTTAAATTGCGTTTTCCAACGTTTATTCGCCGCGTTACGCGCTCTCTCGGAACGCTGTTCCGCATACGAGGCATACCCGTTATGCTCGGCCCAGTCGTGGACAACATAGCAGCCGCCGTCTGCCTGCTCGAGGAGCCGCAGTTCCAGCAGAGCTGCAACAAACGCACCCGATTCGCCGTGCCAGTCCGCAGCGATCTCGATATCGTCATCGTCCATGTTGTCCAGGTCGCCGGACGGCTTGTTTTGCGCGGTAAACGTCCACAGCCGGATCAGATTAAAAAACGCGATGTCGCCGCATTTGCGCATCAGTTTGATTATTTTCGGATGCGAAATTGCAGTGACGGATATTCTGATATCAGTGTTCATGAATAATATTGTTATGAAAACCTTTCATCTGGCTCGTAGTCTCGGAAGACTCCGTCACTAATCCAGTTCTCATAAGCTCGTTGGCTTGATTCAAAATCACGATCATAACGGCGACATGATTCATAATCTCCGTTTATCCATGCTTCTCGTCTATCACTTGGACTCAAGTCTCTATACGGATCATTTTTTTTCATTATTAAACCTCGCTGAGTTAATATTAATGCACATGTGTATTGGTTAGTGTATGGTAATAGGAGGTATTCCTGGTGATCATTGTTATTCCCAGCGGTAGTCAATGGATATCGCTGGAATTTTTCCCTCGCGTATCGCAATGATAATCGTCTTCGCTTGCTCTTCGGTAATGCCGCATGCGATCAATTCCGGGATAATCAGCCAATGGACGCGCTTGATATTCTCCAGATCTGACTTGGCTTGTTCCTCTTTCTTGCGTTTCTGTTCTTCCTCGTTCCTGGCCTTTGCTTCAGCCTCCGCCTTCTCCCGTGCAGCGCGTTCTTCCGCTTCGCGAATCTTCCGTTCAGCCTCAGCCCGTGCCTGCCGCTCGCGCTCTTTTGCCTCTTCAATTACCCGCGCGGCCTTTGCCTGTTCGGCCAACCGGGCCTCTTCTGCGGCCTTTTCGGCCGCCTCTTTCTTTTCGCGTTCTATTTGCAGCCTTCGCTGCTCGTCTGCCTGCTCAGCGGCAATACGAGCCTGTTCTGCAGCTTGGCGATCGAGTTCGCGCTGCTGATCAACTATGGCATTCATTTCGTGCGCCATGTCCCAGCAATCAGCAATCTCCTGCTCAATCCGCCTGCGCTCAGCCTCCATAGCCTCTTCTTCGGCGACGGCCCGCAGGTGTTTGTCGTGGTACTCAATCATCTCTTCCACGACCGCCAGGGCCTCACGCCGGTCGGCATCCATCTGGTCCACAATGGCCTTGTAATCAGCCTTCAGGCGCTTGTGGATCTCATTTATTGGAGCCTTCACCCGCCGGATTTTTGCCACGTGCGACCTGGCGGCAGCGTTTCCTTTCTTGTCATGGTAATCGAAAACCATGGAGGAATTTATGTCGCGGTACCGTCTCAATACCGGCACGTAATCGGCCAGCGTGAGTCCTACCGTTGTTTCCGGTAGAACGAGCTGGTCTTCAACAATAGCGGGGGCCGTAACGCCAGTATCAGAAATATTTTTCATTTTTCCTGCCTCCCTTTTGCTTTTTTTCCATGGCTGCAATGCACCCATTCAGGTGTTCCCTGACCGCCTGGCACCACTCGGAATCCCCTCCGCCCAGCTCCTCCTCGATGCCGCGGTGATTGTTCCACCACCACTTGAGCTCGGAGAGAGATTTCCTGCTGTCGATGTCTGCAATACAGCGCTGCATCGCCCGGTTGTATTCCGCGGTGGGATCCTCCTCCTGCTGCTGTGCCGGCGCAGCGTCCTGATCATCTGTTTGCGCCATCTCCTCCGCGGGAGGAGTAACAGCCTGCCTGATCTCGCCGGTAACGGGGTCAACGCTTTCAGGGGCTGCAGGCGCTACGGTAGGCGCTTTTTCCGGCACTGGCGCGGCTGACAGGAGCGCGTCAACATCAGCGGCCTGGTCAGGCGGCGCGGCTGAGGTGTCGCTGTCTCCTGTATCGTGCAGCTCTTCGGCAGTACGCATACCCATCAGGATGTCCGGCGCGTACAGGCGGCCAAAGAATGTCGCTGCCCGGTAGCGCAGCATCAGCTCCGGCATGGTCTGCCATTTACTGCCATTCTTGCCGTACCATCCTTCGGCCTTGGCCATCTCTACACTGACCGGCGGGCCTTCCAGGCGCTCTCCGGTGCCGTGCTCGATGGCCCAGGCCCTGCAACTGCGCTTATCTCCCTCGCCGCTGATCTCGAACCTGAGGGGGGAGAATTTGCCGCAGGTATTGAGCGCGGCGATGACGAATTGCGCTGACCACCCCGGGCGGCCGTGCACGATGTACAAATTTTGCATTACGGCCAGGGGGCTTGATCCGGTACGGGTGGCCATCTCCAGGGCAATAAAGGTGTTGGCAATGTTGCCCTGGTAGATGGTGGGCACCAGACTGGAGCTGGACAGCATCTTGCACACACGTTGTCCTGCCTCAAAGTTCTCCAGGTTAGTAAAGAAACTTGTTTGTGCAGCAGTTTGCTGCTGTACAGCAGGAGTAGAACCGCTATTTTTATATACTGCCGGTGTGTTTTCCATAAATCCTCCTATGCCCATACAGGCAGATCAATGGTGTGTATCGTTTCCGGATATCCTGGCCACTCATTGACTGCCAGGCATTCCGCGTGTTTACTCAGGCATTCTTGGTAAAGTATCCGGCCAGATGCCAACAGTTCATCACTGCACAGGTAGAGAGCCTTGGCAAACGGCGGCTTCTTCTCCACTGCCAGGAAGATAAAACGGTTGATCATGAATCCATTCTGACGCAGTGCTTCAAGGTAGAACGCCGCTTGCCCATGATAGAGGTAGTTGTACACGGTACGGCTGAATGACTGCTGGCTTGCGTCTTCCGTGGTCTTGATGTCTACGGCCAACCCGTTAACCAAGTCCACGGCATCAAGGCGGGACTTACACTGCAGCCCGGTAAACTGATCCTCCCATGTGAGCGTCAATTCACGCTCAGAGCACAGGCCTATGAGCTTGCCTGCCTTGCCATCAAGCACGGATGCTGCCATGCCGCGCGCCAGGGTAGACTGCTCAAACGTAAGGATATTTTTTCCCTGGTGTTCGTCTTCAAATAATGCCCACTGCTCCTTTCCTGCTTTGGTACGTCGATCTACGTCTGGCGCCACCGCGTATTGCTGATCAAACAGCACAGGCTCCAGACATAAGCAATGCACTGCGCTTCCAAGCAGCATGGCTGCGGTCTGCTCCTGTGGGTTGTCCACGTTCTCCCTGTAGTGGGCCGGGCTTTTGGCGTAAAATTTCAGGCTTGACCAGTTGAGGGCGTCTATGGCCCGGTATTCAGCAAAACTGCTCATTTCCCGGCCCTCCTGGTTGCTGGAACTTGCCTGCGAGTTTGGTCAATCCTTTCGGCGTGACCAGCACATGCTCTATGATGCGCTCATGGCCGGTGTACTGGTCGGTGACCGTGGTGACCTTGTGGGTCAGCAGGCCCTGCTGAATCTTGTCCTGATAGGCGACCCAGCCCTTGCCGCCAGGTCTGCGGTATATCCAGCGCTCCGCGCTCATCAGGGCGAACAGCTCTTTGGGCCGCAACTGCAGTTGCTTGGCCGTGTCGGTTATGCAGTGCAGCCCTTCGGCAAAGGCAATGCGATCCAGGGCCTCCGCCTTGGGGGCGAGCTGGCGTTTCTCCTCCTCCAGGGCCAGCACCTTTTCCGTGTAGGTCAGCAGCAGGCCGCGCATGGCTGCTGGATCGTTTAGCAGCTCCATGGGGTCTGCAGCCTTGGCCCTGGCTATGCGTTCGCACTCGATGAAGTAGTCCCGCACCTGAAAACCCTTTTCGGTGCCGCTCATCATGCCGATGTGCTTGGCCGCCTCAATGGTCAGGTAGTATTCGATGCGGATTTGGCCAGTTGCCGAAAGCTCCCCTTTTTGGGTGAGCTTAATAAAGTCGCGATTTTCAACCAGTCTTGCCCGATCGAGCTGGGCCTTGATCCAAGTAGAGAAATCCTTGCCGACCTCCAAGAATGCGTGCAGGTCTCTGGCGCTGACTGTGTTGACGGTTTGATTCTCGATAGATGCTAGTTGAATAGGAATCAGTTCTTTCATGGCTTATCTCCTGTTCAATTTTTAACGGCTCTTCCCGGAAGCACTTCAGATCGGATGCACAGCTCTGCCCAGAGAGGCAATTGTGGTAGTAGCAGTTGGCTGTTCCGGTCTTCGGTTCGCCTTGCATTTCCATGATATTTCCTGTAAATTCCTTGGCAGTTTTTCCTCTGTTGTTTGCCCGCCTGAAATTCTCCGGTTCAGGCGGGCGTTTTGTTTTCAGCCGATCACATACATTCCAGATCCCGCGAAAAACTCCTTGATGCTGGCAATAGCCTGATTCTTCCAGGCGCCGCCGTCGGCTTCGGTGAGGGACACGGTTGGCTGCTCCCCGTCTCGCCCCGCCTTGAGCCGCAGCACAAACAGGCTCGCCGGCTGCTCGATGTCCATGAACGTGCGGAACGGCCGCAGGGTGACCGGGTTGGGCAGATCAACCACTTCCCGTCTGGTGACGCCGGCTCGGGTGGTCACACGCTGGGTCAATCCGTCGTCGGCATACTCGGCTTCTTTGCCTTGCACCACGTTGCCCAATATTTTCAATATCGCAGCAGTGGTATCGTCTTGCACGAAGGACGACTGGATGTAGACGATGAATTGCTCTAACGGCATGGAGATATTAAATTGATGTTTAATATCATATGCTTTCGATTCTATAAAACAATCACGTTGCTTTTCACGTCCAAATACCTGTCCGGTAAGACGTACAGTATTCCAATCCTCAACATGTACCATCATGTTGGGATTACCATCAGAGCTGCCAATATAATCCTTGATTGCGGTTAGAGTATGGCACCGCAAACATTCTACCTCCGGTTCTTTCACCGGTTTTAATGGGTAGGCACTCATGACCCGCCCATCTTCCAATGTGATGAGATTGCTTTCCAAAGCCATTGATTCAATTTTCTCAACAAATTCCTTCAACATGGCTGTGTTCTCCTTATGCAATTTTGGTGATTTTGGCAGGTGTTGTTGCCGGCTCTTCAATTGCCGGTTCCTCAAATAGCCTGCCCTGGTTTGGGTTATACTCGGTGGCCACGGCCTCGCCGTGTTCCATCCCAACAAAAATTGTACTTTCAAACGCCTGCTGCGGGGCCAGTTTGCTCTCGCAGCTTATCTCCACAGTGCAAGCAGAGCGATCATTGCTCGGCTTGATCTTCATCTTGAGTGTAATCTGGCGAGCAGTATCAGCCTTTGTGTTTGGATCAATGATGTTTGAAATTACATTGATCAGTTCTGCTTCAAACAATTCAGCAGCAGCCCCATGACCCAGATTCTCTAACCTCACTCTTGTGTCCTTCATGATTTTTCCTCCGGTTTTGTGATGGTTTTACTTCTCATGCCATACGACCGGGCGTTCTCCCTGTCGTAATATCAGCCATGAGGTGGTGCCGTTAATGTGCATCAACAGCATCCACCGGTTTCGTTTCGCCTGCCGCCGAGCCTGATTTACCCATTGCGGCAGGGCCATGTTTCGGCAATTTTTGACTTCGCAACTCCAGATCCGTCCGGTCTCGTCCTGGGCTAGCAGATCATCCGTGGCAATGCCTGCTGTGGTATCAGCCAGCACCACGTAGTCATGGTCTCCCAGGAGCCGTTTGGCTGCAGCCTCTCCCCGGCGGCCCTTCCGCCTGCTGGTCAACCCACTCATTTACTACACCGCATATGCGTAGACTGTGACCTCCCGCCATTCGAGGCGGAAACCGTCGGGGAGTTCACTTGCACCTTCCGGCAACCTTCCGCCGGTGAGTTGGGCAACATACAAAACATCACCGTCCATCAGATTGATGGACTTCCGGTCATGCCTGACCGATATCCCGAGCTGATTGGATACCACGGCGGCAGTGTCGGCATGGCCGATGATGCTGCACCATGGCTCCCTG